GGCGAGGCCGATCAGTACGAGTTTTTTGAGTTTCCAGCGATATTTAACGAAAATACGCCAGAAGAGCGGGCGTTATGGCCTGAGTTCTATGACTTAAAGGCTCTGCACCGCACCCGTGCGTCTATGCCCGCGTACCAATGGAACGCGCAGTACCAACAAAACCCCACATCCGAAGAAGGTGCCATCGTTAAGCGCGAATGGTGGAAACTGTGGGAGAGGGAAGACCCGCCAGACTGCGAATACATCATCATGACGCTTGACGCGGCGGCAGAACAGAACAACCGCGCTGACTTTTCAGCCCTATTGACATGGGGCGTGTTCGAAGATGACGAGTTGACCCAAGGTGCGGCGCACTTGATACTGCTGAATGCGATCAATGTGCGGGTAGAGTTTCCTGAGTTGAAAGACTTGTGCATGCGCGAGTACAAGGAGTGGGAACCTGACTCGTTCGTTGTTGAGAAGAAGTCCAACGGCACCCCACTGTTTCAAGAATTTAGGCGAATGGGCATCCCCGTGCAAGAATTTACCCCACACAGGGGTACAGGTGATAAAGTAGCGAGGTTGAACTCCGTTGCTGATGTGTTCAGATCAGGCATGGTCTGGTATCCTGCGGGTAGGCGCTGGGCGGAAGCTGTGGTTGAGCAAGTAGCCGCATTCCCAGCCTCTGAAAATGACGACATGGTTGACTGCACGTCAATGGCGTTGCAACGCTATCGCAACGGCGGATTTATTCGTCTTGATAGCGACTATGACGACAGAAATTATTTGTCGCGTCCGCGTAAAGCGGCGTACTACTAAGGAAGAATATGGCGATTGACAAAGCAATTTATGGCGCACCTATGGGCTTGCAAGATACATCAGGTCCAGCCTTAGAAATCGAGATAGATAACCCAGACATGGTGACTCTCGATGATGGCAGTGTAGAAATCACAATCGCACCGGGCGAAGAAAAAGGCAAAGACGGCACAGCCTTCAACGACAACTTAGCCGACCACATGGATGAGGGCGAGTTAAATCAGTTATCTGGTGACTTGCTAGAAGACTACGACAACGACATCAGTAGTCGCAAAGAGTGGGAGAAGACTTACACAGAAGGCTTAAAACTTCTTGGGTTGCAGTACGAAGAGCGCACTGAGCCGTGGAACGGCGCGTGTGGTGTGTTCCACCCCATGTTGACAGAAGCAGTTGTTCGCTTCCAATCTGAAACCATCATGGAGACATTCCCAGCGATGGGGCCAGTGAAGACTTTAATCATTGGCAAAGACACTCGCGAGAAAGAAGAAGCCGCCAAGCGCGTGCAAGATGACATGAACTATCAGTTGACTGAAGTCATGGTTGAGTACCGCCCAGAGCATGAGAAGATGTTGTGGAACTTGCCCATCTCAGGTTCAGCATTTAAGAAGGTGTACTACGACCCAGCGTTGGGTCGCCAAGTATCGATGTTCATACCAGCAGAAGATGTGATTCTGCCGTACGGCACATCAGAGATGACACTCGCACCACGCGTGACACACCGCATGCGCAAAAGCGAGAACGAGATTAAGCGTCTTATCAATGCAGGCTTTTATCGCGACATCGAGTTGGGCGAACCAAGCAAAACAGTCGATGAGATTCAGAAAGCCAAAGACAAAGAGACAGGCTTTAGCGCGTCATACGATGACCGCTTTCAGTTGCTTGAGATGCACATCGAGCTTGACTTAGCGGGCTTTGAAGATAAAGACGAAGATGGCGAAGAGACAGGCATCGCACTGCCATACGTCATCACGATGGTCAAAGACACCAAAGAGATTTTGTCTATCCGTCGCAACTGGAAAGAGAACGACAAACTACATCAAGCGCGTCAGCACTTTGTACATTACCAATATATACCCGGCTTCGGAGCGTATGGCTTTGGTTTGATTCACTTGATTGGTGGTGCCGCGAAGAGCGCGACATCTCTCACACGCCAGTTGGTTGATGCGGGTACGCTGTCTAATTTGCCCGGTGGTTTGAAGACCCGTGGCTTGCGTATCAAAGGAGACGACACTCCCATCGCACCGGGCGAGTACCGTGATGTGGACATCACATCAGGCACACTCAAAGACAACATCGTCAACCTGCCATACAAAGAGCCAAGCCAAACGCTGTTGGCGTTGATGAATCAGATCGTTGATGACGCACGCAGATTTGCGGCGGTCGCTGATATGAAGGTGAGTGACATGAGCGCGAACGCGCCCGTGGGAACTACGCTTGCTATCTTAGAGCGCATGTTGAAGGTGATGTCTGCTGTACAGGCTCGACTGCACTACAGCTTGAAACAAGAATTGAAACTCTTGGCTGGCATCATCCGCGACTACACAGACCCAGACTATTCATACGATGCTGATGGTCCCCGTGGCGCACAAGCGAAAGAGTCTGACTACCACAAGGTAGAAGTTATTCCTGTAAGTGACCCCAACGCCGCGACCATGAGTCAACGTGTTGTGCAGTACCAAGCCGTTATGCAGATGGCGCAACAGTCACCACAGATTTATGACTTGCCACAGTTGCATCGTCAGATGTTAAATGTGTTGGGTGTTAAGCATGCTGAGAAACTCGTGCCGTTGGAAGACGACATGAAGCCAGTTGACCCAGTCACAGAGAACATGAATATCATGAAGGGCAAACCAGTCAAAGCGTTTATCGCCCAAGACCACAAAGCCCACATCGCTGTCCACATGGCTGCGATGCAAGACCCCAAGATTGCACAAGTGTTGGGTCAGAACCCGCAGGCTCAAATGTTGCTGGCTGCGGCACATGCACATATCGCAGAACACCTTGGGTTCGAGTACCGCGCACAAGTCGAAGCACAGTTGGGAGTACCACTGCCTGCACCAGACCAGCCGATGGACCCGAAAGTGGAAGCGCAACTCGCACCGTTGGTGGCACAAGCCGCACAGCAGTTGCTACAAAACAACCAGAAAGAGGTTGCTCAACAGCAAGCCCAACAACAAGCACAAGACCCAGCCGTTCAAATCGAGCAGGCCAAGTTGCAGTTGGAAGGCAAGAAGGTCGAAATTTCCGAGAAGAAACTACAGATGGATGCGGCTGCGAAAGCAGATCAACTCGACATCGAGCGCGAACGCATCGCTGCCCAAGAACGAATCGCTGGCATGCAGACTGGCGCAAAGGCTGAGAGTGACAAGATGAATCTCTCCGCTAAACAACAAGCCGAAGGCTTGCGTATAGGTGCTGAAGTGGCTAGAAACCAAGCACAGATGCAACAACAATCCGCCCAACAAAAGGCGCAACAACCAAAGGAAACTGATTGATAAAAGAACTTGAAATACTGCGAAAGAAATTTCGCGAACGCATGAACGACCTAGCCGACACCGTGGCTACGGGCAAGTGCGCTGATTTTGGTGAATACCAAAAACTCTGTGGGGTGATCGAGGGACTGGCCTACGCAGAGAGGGATTTAATCGACCTCGCAGAAACGATGGAGAAAAACGATGAGTGAACTCACGCTAGAACCCGGCATGTATGCCATACCTGATGTACCCACAATTTCTGAAAAAGAAGTTGAGAACATCCCCTTCGAAGAAAGAGCCAAGCAGTTGCCAAACCCACAAGGTTGGATGCTGTTGGCGGCAGTAATCGATGTGCCTGAGACATTCGAAGGCTCAAACATCATTCGTGCAGAAGCCACCCGTAGAGCAGACGAGATGACATCGCCTGTCTTATATGTGATGGAACTTGGCCCCGAATGCTACAAAGATGAAACTAAGTTCCCTAGTGGACCCCGCTGTAAGGCAGGTGATTTCGTTTTGACGCGCCCGTACGCAGGTACACGCGTAAAGATTCACGGCAAAGAATTCCGCTTGCTCAATGACGACCAAGTAGAAGCAACCGTGCAAGACCCCCGTGGCATAAGCCGCGCTTAAGGAGATAGTTATGTCAAGATTTAAAGGCGATACGTTTAAATTCCCCGACGAAGTACAGGTCAACGTCAAAGACGAAGATACGGAAACGAAGGTTGAGTTCGAAATTGAGGGTCAAGAACCCGAAAAAGTAGTAAAAAAGGTTGAAAAGCAAGAACCTGAGATTGAAATTGTTGACGATACCCCGCCCGCAGAGACGAAATACGACACCAAAAACAAGCATGTAGAAGACCCTACAGACGAGGAATTGGACTCATATTCGTCAAATGTACGCAAGCGTATTGAGAAACTGACCTATGCACGGCGTGACGAAGAGCGTGCAAAACAGGCGGCTATACAAGAAAAGCAAGAGCTTGAAAAGTTAGCCCAGTCGTTCGTTGACGAGAATCGCCGTTTGCAAGAATACGTGCAAAGTGGTGAGAAGGCGTACATGGAAAAGGTCCAGACGCTGGCAAAGATAGAACTCGACAATGCCAAGGCCAAACTCAAGCAGGCGTACGATGCAGGGGATTCTGAGGCTCTTGCTTCCGCACAGGAAGAAATGATGCTTGCAGGCATGAAAGTGCAGCAAACACAAAATTTCAAGCCTACCCCTTTACAACAGCAAAATGATGTTGTACAGTCCGCTCAAACAGCCCCCGCACCTGCGGCACCCAAGCTGGACCCGAAGACATCCGCATGGATAGAACGGAATCCTTGGTTCGGTGACGATAAGGAAAAGGCCATGTCAGCTTATGCGATGGGACTGCATCAAGAATTAGTAGACAAATACGGGCAAGACTTTGCTCGCACTGATGAGTACTTCACTCAAATCGACGACAGCATGCGTCGCACATTCCCCAACAGGTTTAAGTCTGATTCAGATGAAGAGCCAACTGTTCGGGACACTCCCAAAAACAAACCCGCAACTGTTGTTGCGCCCGCAAATCGTGTGACGTCTGCGAAAAAAATTCGCTTGACTCAAACGCAAGTATCACTCGCCAAACGACTAGGTGTTCCCCTAGAAGTTTACGCAAAACATGTAGCAGCAATGGAGAATAAATAATGGCTGAAATCGACCGCACCGCACGTACTAAAACAACCCGTGACGCTATCAAACGCGTTGGGTGGCGTCCTGCCTCAGTTTTGCCAGACCCAGACCCACGTCCGGGTATTGCTCACCGTTGGATTGCAACGTCTGTTTTGGGTGAATCTATGCACACCAACGTGTCTAAAAAACGACGCGAAGGTTGGGAAGCCGTCAGAGCCGAGGACTATCCAGAATTAGAAATTCCGGGTAACGCCAGTGGCAATGTGGAAGTCGGGGGCTTGATGTTATGCGCGTGCCCACTTGAGATTGTGCAAGAACGCAATGAATATTTTGCGATGCAAGCACAAGCTCAAACTGACTCTGTAGATTCGAAATTCATGGGTCTTAGCGACCCACGCATGCCGACTTTTACTGAGAAAAAATCGAATGTGTCTCGCGGCACAGCTTTTGGTTCTGGTTCTTAACTTTTCAAGGAGTCTTAAATGGCTTATCCCACCGTCAGCAAGACGTATGGATTCAAACCCGTCAATCGACTGGATGGACTTCCATACGCCGGAGCAATCCGTCAAATCCCTGTAGCGCCAGCTTACGCGACCGCTATTCTCAATGGTGACACCGTCAAGGTCGACACTAGCGGCTACATTGTTGCTGGCAGTACTACTGCTACTGGCACTAACGTAGGCGTTTTGGTTGGTTGCCAGTACGTGAACTCAGCAGGTCAAACTGTTCAAGGTCAATACTACCCAGCCGCGTCATCTACTTCTACCGCAATGGCTTTTGCCTATGTCGTGGATGACCCCAACGCAATCTTCCGCGTAGTCGCTACAAACGGCCAAACCACAGTTCCTACGGCGTTTACCCGTGCGATTGTTGGCGCCAACGTAGCAATTTCCGTTACCACTGGTAACACAACCACAGGTGACTCGTACTATGGTATTGACGGAACTTCCGCCGACACCACTAATACATTGCCTATTCGTGTAATTGACGTTGTGCCCGATACTGCTACTGGTCAAGCCGGTGTAGCCGCCACAACCTATTACGAGTTCTTGGTCAAGTTCAACTTGCACCAGTACACAAGCACCACTGGTGTTTAAGGAGTAATTTAAAATGGCTATTTCACGCGCACAACTACTTAAAGAACTCCTCCCCGGTCTGAACGCTTTGTTCGGCATGGAGTACGCTCGTTACGGCGAAGAGCACAAAGAAATCTTCGAAACCGAAGCTTCTGAGCGTTCTTTCGAAGAGGAAACAAAACTGTCTGGCTTCAATGCCGCACCTGTCAAGAACGAAGGCTCTGCCATCCAGTATGACAATGCGCAAGAAGCATGGACTGCTCGCTACAACCACGAGACTATCGCTCAAGGCTTCTCCATCACTGAAGAAGCAATGGAAGATAACTTGTATGACAGCTTGTCTAACCGTTACACCAAGGCTCTCGCCCGTGCAATGTCTTACACCAAGCAAGTCAAAGCGGCATCTGTTTTGAACAACGGCTTCTCTTCTAGCTACCTCGGTGGCGACGGCGTTGCTCTGTTCTCTACAGCACACCCCTTGATTTCTGGCGGTACCAACGCTAACACTCCATCTACCCAAACCGATTTGAACGAGACTTCTTTGGAAGCCGCCGTTATCCAAATCGCTGGTTGGACAGACGAGCGTGGCCTCTTGATCGCTGCAAAACCACGTAAGTTGGTTGTTCCTCCACAACTGATGTTCGTTGCTACCCGCCTGTTGGAGACAAATCTCCGCGTCGGTACTAACAACAACGACATCAACGCGTTGAAGAACAATGGTTCGATTCCAGAAGGTTACACAGTTAACCACTTCTTGACCGACACCAACGCTTGGTTCTTGTTGACTGACGTGCCTAACGGCTTGAAGCACTTCGAACGTGTTGCTTTGGCAACTTCGATGGACGGTGACTTCGATACCGGCAACGTGCGTTATAAGGCCCGCGAGCGTTATTCGTTCGGCTGGTCTGACCCATTAGGCGCTTTCGCCTCATCTGGCGCTTAATAAGCGCAGAAAGGGGGGCTTCGCGCCCCCCTTTTTTATTGACATCATAGAAATATGGTGTATATTTGAAACATCTGGGTGATTGACTCTATCGGACTGCCCCAGCAGACGATGCAACGATTGATAGAGTTACTTTTGCATAAGGACTTTTGTCATGGCACGTTCCACATTTGAAGGCCCAGTACTATCTGGTGACCAGCGTTTTAGCCCACTCCGTAACGTAGGTTACGCACGGTTACAACAAGACATCTATCTCGATTATTCCAATACAACTGCTAGCACTGCTGGTTATGGTGGCGCGTCTACCCAGTTTGTAAACGGAAACACCATCCCTAACACAAACGCTACCATCTACACAGCGGCAGGTGGAGCAACAAACCCCCCAACAGTAGTAACTCCTACAGCAGATGCGGCTACTGCGATTTATCGCGGTGTGACGTTCTGGGTTCCTACAGGTTGTACTATCGACTCAATCACAGTCGATTACTTGCTTGCGTTGACTACAGTTAACTCTACGTACAGTTCAGTTTCTTGGTTGTTCTCTAACGGGTTTGTGACTAGCGCACCTACCTACGCAACTGTTACTTTGGGTACAACTACTGTTGGCACTGCTGGTCGCCAGACTACTACTTACAGTGCGGCTAACCTGACTAACATGTTGGCTACTACATCTGACATCAACACAGGCACAAGCAGCCCATCATCTGTATCTCAGATTGTTGGTACTTTGGCTATCGTTGGTACAGGTTTGTCGGCTTTGTCTGCTGGTAAGTTCAACATCAGCATTCATTACACACAGAACGACCCCAACATCGGTAACACTACAACTTACCCATACGGTAACTTTGACTAATCAGTCCTAGGGGCTTCGGCCCCTTGTTTTTAAACAAGGAGATTAGTTATGATGCAAACCGACGTTAAATCAGGTGCTGCCGCCGCTGGCGCAACTACCACCATTTTTGATGGTCCAGCCCGCATTAAAGGTATATCAATAAGTTACTCAACAGGCGCAACTGTTGTGTTAAATGATGGTACAGGTGGTACAGCTAAGTTTTCTTGGGCTGCACCTGCGGCTGCGGGTTCTATTTACATGGTGTTTCCCGGTGAAGGCATTAAATGCAGCACCAATATTTCTGCTGTAGTTTCTGCAACAACAACCGCAGTAGTGTTCTATGGCTGATACCAAACAAGCAGTTCTGACAGGGCGTAAACTGTTCATTGGCATACCTTGCCATGACGGACGCCTAAACGTCAAGACCGCATATGCGTTGGCGCAGTTGATGCCCGATGCTATGCGACTTGGCGTTGCTGTCACGCTGTCTGATATTTCCAACTGCTCGATCATTACCTTGGCGCGTAATTCGCTGGTAAACGAGTTCTTGAAAACAGACTGCACAGAACTGTTGTTTATTGATTCTGATGTTGTTGTGGCATCAGGCGACATCTTGCGTCTAATGGCGCAAAGTGGCGACAAGGATATAACTGCTGGGACGTACCCACGCAGAGCAAAAGACAAGAAGTTCTTTACAGACTTGTATTGGACAGAAGACGAAAACCTTGAGTTTGATGGCTCAATGATGCGCGTTAAGCGTATTGGTACAGGGTTTATGCTGATTCAACGCCATGTCATCGAGAAGATGGCAGAGGCGCACCCAGAGTGGTCTTACAAGAACAAGCCTACAGGTGAGCGCATGCCCGCACTGTTTGACTTCGACATTGTTGACGACCAGTATGTGGGCGAAGATTATTTGTTTTGCGATAGAGCCACTGCGATGGGGTTCACGGTGCATGTCGATGTAGACATCAGCCTGCCACATATCGGTAGCGAGTCGTTCACCAACAACTTCCGCGAAGAGGTTGTTATTCCTTTACTTGAGGGGATTCGCGAATCCCGCTTGAAAGTCGTAAATGGCTAAATCACCAGCATGGCAACGCAAAGAAGGCAAATCGGAGAAGGGTGGCTTGAATGCCAAGGGGCGAGCCTCCGCGAAAAAGCAAGGGATGAACTTGAAACCGCCGCAACCAGAAGGCGGCTCAAGGCGCGACTCTTTCTGCGCTCGTATGAGTGGGATGAAAAAGAAATTGACATCCGCAAAAACAGCGAAAGACCCGAACTCTAGGATTAACAAAAGCCTGCGGGCATGGAATTGCTAATGGAAATGGTTATCTGGAATTCACTCTTGTCTGCCTTGTCAGCCGTACTCATGTGGGTATGGAAAGACAAGTCGGACGAGTTAAAGCGGGTTGAAATCCTGCTCAACCGAACACGCGAGGAGATTGCCCGTGATTACGCAACTAACGCAGAAGTGCAAAGAATTACTGACCACATTGACCAACGCTTTAACAAACTTGAAGCAAAAATTGATCAGCTTATCCAAGCGAGAGGCTGATGGCAACGGTAAGTAAACCAGTCAAACTCAGCAAAGGTGACAGTACCCGCGCTGATGTACAAGGTGTTAACCAGCCAAAGACCAATCATGGTGCGATGGCATTTTTTAAAAGAGGTGGAACTATGGCTACTACTAAGATGGGTAAACCCTTTATGAAACCCGGCATGAGCACTGCCAAGGACGGCGCTAAAAAAGCGACTCCTATGGCTAAGACCGACATGGCTGGCATGATGGGCATGAAGAGCGGCGGTAAGGCTAAGAAGATGGCTTCTGGTGGCTTTACACGTTCGGCTGATGGCATTGCTTCCAAAGGCAAAACCAAAGCCAAGCAAATCAAGATGGCTGGCGGCGGAAGCTGTTAATCCATGATTCCGAGCCGTGGTATGGGGTCTATTGCCCCTAGCAAAATGCCTAAAGGCGTGAAAAAAGCACGCCGCGACAACACCGATTTCACCGAATATAAAAAGGGTGGGAAGGTCAAAACCGCCAAAATGTGTGGTGGTGGGATGTGGAAAGGCAAAAAGTAATGGCTACCAAACCCGGCCTTTATGCAAACATCAATGCCAAGCAAAAGCGAATCGCTGAAGGCTCTGGCGAGAAGATGCGTAAGGTTGGTACTAAAGGTGCCCCTACTAAGGCAGACTTTGTTAAGTCTGCTAAAACCGCGAGGAAAAAATAATGGCTGAAAAATGGATACAAAAGGCGATAAAGAAGCCCGGCGCTCTGCGCTCCGCTCTTGGTGCGAAAGAGGGCAAGCCGATTCCCGCCGCGAAACTCGCCAAAGCAGCCAAAGCCTCCGGCAAGATGGGTCAGCGTGCCCGTCTAGCCCAAACCCTCAAGAAAATGAAGTGACATGGCGTACACCTCTGGAAGCACATCGTTCAACCTTGACCTCTCCGAGTTAGTCGAAGAGGCGTTTGAGCGCGCGGGTTCAGAGTTACGCACTGGCTACGACTTAAGTACTGCACGGCGGTCTTTGAACTTGATGTTTGCTGAGTGGGCAAATCGTGGCATCAACATGTGGACGTTTGAACAAGGTACGATTACCTTGACTGAGGGTTTACCCACATACGCACTACCGCTCGATACAGTGGATTTGCTAGACCATGTAATTCGTACGCAAGCGAATGTGGCTTCTACTCAGGCTGACCTGACTATCACACGTATTAGCGTTTCTACTTACGCCACGTTGCCAAACAAACTGCAACAGGCGCGTCCCATTCAAGTTTGGGTGCAAAGGTTGGATGGTCAGACCTCACCCACCAGTTCTACGCTTAACGGCGCAATAACATCTACAACAGCCACTACGATTACTTTAAACACAACTGTAGGGCTACCCTCTACTGGGTTCATTAAAGTCGATGCTGAAACGATTTGGTACGGCTACATCGATGGCAATACCCTTGGCAACTGTTTCAGAGGCCAGAACAACACAACAGCGACAACCCACACCACGGGTACAGCCGTTTACTTGCAGAATTTACCTTCCATCACTGTGTGGCCTACTCCTGACGGGTCGCAGACTTATCAGTTCGTGTACTGGCGCATGCGCCGCACACAAGACGCTGGCGGTGGTGTGAATGTTATGGATGTGCCATTCCGCTTTGTGCCATGTATGGCGGCGGGTTTGGCGTATCACGTCGCTCTCAAAGTGCCCGGTGGCCTAGAGCGCATACAACTTTTGAAAGCCCAGTACGACGAAGCATGGATGGTCGCCGCTGACGAAGACCAAGAACGTGCGGCAATACGCCTTGTCCCAAGGCAGATGTTTATTGGGGGTACGTAATGGGTAATCGGTTTGCATCGGGTAAGAATTCGATTGCGGAATGCGACCGATGCGGGTTTCGTTTCAAGTTGACCAAACTGAGACGTGAGGTCGTAAAGACCAAGAACTACGAATTGCTTGTATGTGGCCCCTGTTGGGACCCAGACCAGCCCCAACTTCAGTTGGGCATGTACCCAGTCGATGACCCACAAGGCGTTCGCAATCCGCGTCCTGACAGAAGTTACCAAGTTTCTGGTTTGGATGTGGACGGGTATCTTGGCGGCGGTAGCAGAATATTTGAGTGGGGCTGGAATCCCGTTGGTGGGGCATCATTTTTTGATGTGGGTTTAACGCCAAATAGTTTGAATTTAGTTGTACAAATTGGTACAGTCACGGTAGCAACAACTTAGGAGTTGAAGATGGATAAAGCAGACTTAAAACAGGATAAAAAAATGATCGCGGGCGCAGTGCATAAGCACGAGAAAAAGATGCACCCCGGCAAGCCCATGACTAAATTGGCTAAAGGTGGCGTTACAAACGATTCACTTAAAGCCCAAGGTCGCAACATGGCACGCGCCAGCAACCAAAGAGGTCGTTAATATGGCTAAATTCAGCATGAAAAAAGACGGCAAAGAAGTTGGTTCTGCCAGCGTCTACGCCAAACCGCACGATATGTCTGGTAAAGAAACTAGCGCAAACCTCCCAGTTGAAACGGGCGCGAAGCGTATGACAGAGATGAATCCATCTGTTGGTGGTATCAGCAAGGGTAACTACGCACCCACTAAGACTAGCGGTATCAAAATCCGTGGTACTGGGGCGGCTACTAAAGGCTTGATGGCACGAGGCCCGATGGCATGACCTATACGGAGTTAATAACAGCGATTCAGACGTATACCGAAAATACGTTTCCCGCCACCACCTTGGCGGATAGCACAGTTGTGTCTTCAACGACCCAATTGAATCGCTTTATTACTCAGGCTGAACAGCGTATTTACAACTCTGTTCAGTTTCCATCGTTGCGTAAGAACGTGACAGGTAGCATAACTTCTGGTAATAAATACTTGTCTACTCCGACAGATTTTCTGTCCACCTACTCTTTGGCTGTGATTGATGCCACGGGTGCGTACGAGTACTTGCTAAACAAAGATGTGAACTTCATCCGTCAGGCGTACCCAAACCCAACTACCGATACAGGTCTTCCTAAGTACTACGCACTGTTTGGTCCAACTGTTAACACCAGCACAATCACCAACGAACTATCGTTCATTGTGGGGCCGACCCCCGATGCGTCTTACTCTGTAGAACTGCACTATTACTATTACCCTGAGTCAATTACCGTTACAGCCTCTGGGCAGACTTGGCTGGGCGACAACTTTGACACAGTCCTCTTGTATGGTTCGCTGGTTGAAGCGTATACCTACATGAAGGGCGAACAAGACATGATTACTTTGTACGACACTAAGTACAAAGAAGCACTTGGATTGGCTAAACGTCTTGGCGATGGCCTTGAGCGTAGCGATGCGTATCGTAGCGGTCAGTATCGTGATGCCCCTCTACCGCAGAATCGTGGGGTGGCTTAATTGGCGTTTACAGGAAACTGGGCAACCAACACGTTTAAGACAGGCATACTGGATGGTGTGTTTGATTTTGGTACTGGCACGACCCAGACTTTTAATATTGCGCTGTACACCAACAACGCTACCTTAGATGCCACAACCACAGCTTACACAAGCACGGGCGAAGTCGTGGCTTCTGGTTACACGGCTGGTGGGCAGGCTCTGGTTATTAGCCAAGTTCCAACAATCGGCACTCAAACAGGCGCCGCAACAACGTACCTATCTTTTACAAACGCCGCATGGAGTGGCGCAATCACCGCACGGGGCGCGTTGATTTACTTGGCTAACGGCACAACGAACCCAGCAGTTTGCGTGCTAGATTTTGGCGCAGACAAGACCTCGACGACAACCTTCACCGTACAATTCCCAGCAGTCACTAATACGTCTGCGATCATCCGCATCTCTTAATAGGAGCATATATGCACAAAGAACAATCCGGTTTTGGCGATAACGCCGTAGCCACACTGCAAGCCAACGCATCCATCCCAGAAGGTATGGGCATTGAAGGCTTCTACAAAGTAGAGTGCCGTGACGCACAAGGTAACCTCAAGTGGGACGAAGAGTTTCCTAACTTGGTCGTAGCCGTTGGTAAAGAGTTGTTGCTGGATACCCTGCTCCGCACATCTGGCACATACACCACAGTTGGCCCATTCTTAGGTCTGATTAACAACAGCACATCATTCGCAGCTACAGATACTATGTCTTCTAAGACATGGACTGAGTTGACTACCTACACCGTGGGCGGTTCAGCAGTGCGCGGTACAGCAGTATTTGCAGCGGCTAGTTCATCTGGTTCAACCCCATCAAACGTCACTACGTCAACGGCTACGGCCATCACCTACACAATGACAGGTTCTGCTACTGTGTATGGATGTTTCTTGGTGACAGGTACTGGCGCAGTCAGCACAATCTCTAGCACTGCGGGTACTTTGTACTCAGAAGGCAACTTCAGCACTGCCAAGACTGTTAC